AAAGCAGCAGACTGAGAATCGTAGCTGGGGACAAAAGCTAAGACATTATAAACCAACAAATCCAAAAAAATGAAACAGACAGTATTTGACAACTTCCTCACCCCCGTCACTTTTGATTCCGGGATGAGCATTGAGCAAGAATTACAGCACCTCAGTGACTTCCATAGGAATCTGCAGGAGATTATGGTCAAGGGAGCCAAGCATGAGATTGAGGAATTCGACCAAGATGGCAACTTCATCAAGTCAAAGCCCATCGGCTACAGTAGAAGCAATAGCATCTATGGCCACACCAAGGAATTGATTAAGAAAGTAAATGTATTAAAACATAAAGTAAACCAATATAACCTAAGACAAGCATCATGAACAGAGAAATCGAAAGTTACCTGCAAAAGACCGTGACTGAGTTACGGAGAAAACTAACTGAAGCCGAGGCTGAGAATGCCATCTTAAAGGCTCAACACTTAATTACATGTGATTCTATTGCAAGTATGCAAGAACGACATGTAAAGGCCCTTAATGACATCACGGCAAAGTATCACAGCCTTTCACAAGCAATTAAGGAATATACAAGTGTTGTTGAATCTAAAAACGTAGCAGCATGAATTTAGAAAATCTAACAAGAGAAGAACTTATCAATCTGGCAAAAGACCTAATTATAACGCAGGAAGAATACTACAAAAAGGTTGAATCTAAAAAACTAACCGCTCAAGATGCTTTTTACCAATTAGCTGGAGGATTTCAGGTTATGAGAAGGAGTAACGGTATTGAACCTCTTTACACACCCACTTTCCCGTGGCCTAAATTAAATATAAACCAATAAACAAATAAATCATGAGTAAAATCATCTCAGCAGGTATCGACCTCGCAAAAATCGACAAAGCACGCATCACTCAAGGGAAGAATGGTGCTAAGTATTACAACGTCTCAATCATCATCAACGATGAGAAAGACAGCTACGGCAATGACTGCGCTATCACGGAAGGCCAAACCAAGGAGGAAAGAGCCGCCAAAGTGAAAGCAAAGTACATCGGCAATGGCAAAGTTGTGTACGATAGTGTAAGGGGTTCACAGCCTCAACAAGCCGCTCCGGCTGCTGGTAGTTATAACGTCCAAAGCGATGACCTGCCATTCTAATCAATTAAATCTTGTAAAACAAAAATCATGGAAACGAAATCATTGGGGAAACTTTTAAAGTTCCAAAAAACAATCCAAGCCATCAAGAAGGATGGCAACAATCCACACTTCAAGTCGAAGTATGCAACCCTTCCACAAATCCTATCGGAAGTAAAGCCTATCCTTTCAGACCTTGGACTTATCCTGCTGCAGCCAATTAAAGGCAACCAGGTGCAGACAATTATCATTGATAGCGAATCCGGAGAGCATTACGATAGCTCAATGGATATGCCTACAGGACTAACACCACAGCAGTCCGGAAGTGCTATCACTTACTACAGAAGATATCTGCTGGCTGGCCTACTCTCTTTAGAGATTGAAGATGATGATGGGCATGAGGCAAGTAAAGCCATCCCCGTTGCAGCCAAGCCCCTCTACCTTAATAAAGGCACTGAAGCTTTTGATAAGGCAGTAGTGAGCCTCCAATCTGGCAAGGTGACAATGGAGCAGATTGAAAAGAAGTACACAATAGCAGCACCCGTAAAATCAGAATTAATTAACCTTTCAAAAATAGCATCATGAAACTAAGCCTCTATGAAATCGAGAAAAGCCAGCTGGAAGTTGTAGAACAACTCATCGAGAATGGCGGGGAGTTAACTCCTGAAATTGAAGAATTATTAAAGCTCAACGCTGAGAACCTGACAACCAAAGGGACAAACTACGGCTTTCTTATTAAGCAATTAACCGGAGAGTGTAGCATCATTGATAGCGAGATTGACCGCCTTGATGCTTTGAAGAAGTCCAGGACAAAGTCTATTGAGAAGCTAAAGAATAACCTATCAGTGGCAATGCAAGTATTCGGGGTTGACAAGATTGAATCTCCGGTCCTAAAGATATCCTTCAGAGCTTCTGAATCAGTTGAGATTGATGATGTGGATTCTATTCCGGCTAAGTTCATGGTGACCAAGACAACTACTGCACCAGACAAGATAGCTATTAAGACTGCCATTAAAGCAGGGGAGTTGACTATCGGAGCGCACATCCAAGTTAATCAGAATCTGCAGATCAAATGAAGTTAGTGATTGATGGTTCAATAGAGGGGATAAAAACACGGCAGGATGGGTCTGTCGTGTTCACCCTTGCCACTCAGGAAATGGATGCAGAGAATGTTGGAAAGCTTTTTCAATTCCGCTCAAAGTATGTCAAATGTCTGCTATCAGATACTAACGTGACAAACCTTGAAGAAGAATTGATTGATAGTGAACCTATTGTCAACGGCAAGAAATCAAAGTCACAATCTCAAAGGTTGCGTGATGTCCTATTCTTAGTCAGCAGAGGACAAGGTATTGCTTTTGATTCATTCTACAAGACAGAGATGGAGCGGATAATTGAACACTACAAATCAAAGCTCGAGTGATTAAATTAAACTATAAGCCTGTTTCTGTTAATCAAGTATGGCAGGGCAGAAGGTTCAAGACTGACATTTACCATAAATACGAAAGGGACCTTCTGCTTATCCTGCCAGCATTAAAGCCACCACCGCCTCCATACATAGTGATAATTGAATTCGGGATGAGCAAGCTTTCAGACATCGACAACCCAATAAAGCCCTTCCTCGATATTTTGCAGAAGAAGTATAAGATCAACGATAGGGACATAGATGAGTTGAACGTCAAAAAAACAATAGTGAAAAAGGGAGAAGAATTTATAGGATTTAAAATAAACCAAACCACACAAAACAAAAACCAATGAAAAAAGCAAAAGTAAGTAGAACAGAAAAATTGCAAACAATCCTGAAGTCAGGAAAAGCAGTAACTGAGAAGACGGTGAAGTTCGCCTCTGGTAATTCATTCCGCTCCGCAATCAGCAGCCTCAGAAAGATTGGGATGAAAATCCCTAAAGCAGTCAACGGGAAGTACACCATTAAAACAAAGAAGAAATGACATTCTTGGCTGGAGTTACCCTCGGGATAGTAATTGCTCTAGTTGCTCTCTATGGAATATCAGTCTGGCTAGAATGGGAGATTGATGATAGAGATGATGTAAGATAAAGGTAAGCGGTGAGATACCAGGTCAAACAAGGTTCGATTCCTTGCACCGCTCTAATTTTTAAACCCACAAACCACACACAATGGCTGAGCGAATGGAAACGACAGTAGAAGTAGTTGATGGCTACTTAGAGTATAAGCAATACGGAAGGCTTATCTATGACATCGAAGCGGACAGATACTTATTGCATCTGCCCTATTTAAAACAAAAAAACTGGTTCACCCCTGAGCTTGAAGAATTGTCGAACAAGATTTTTAAGGGGGTGAGTAATGGCTGAGAATAAAAAAAGTGCTTTGATCTATGCCGACTTAATTTACACAATCGAGAAAATGATTAAGGATGAAAAAGATTCAAAAGGAAAGCAAAGGGTCGGAGAATTGTTTGTGACAATTTTGGAATATATCAATGACAGAAATCCAAAACCTAAAGACCAAGTCGTTGAAATTGTTTTTGAACCAATAAAGCAACAATTAAAGCGAGATTTAAAAAAGTGGGAAAAAAGGTCTGAAAAGTCTAAGGAGAACGGAAAGTTAGGGGGTAGACCTAAGACGGAAAAAAACCTAGAAAACCCAGCAGGTTATTCTGGGTTACAAAAAGAACCTAGAAAACCTGATAATGTTAATGTAACTGATAATGTTAATGTAACTGATAATGTAACTGATAATTTTAAAGAAAGAAAAGAAACTTTTTTTTCTGACTTTCCAAATTCAAGTTACTTGGAATCAATTTGCAGAGATTTAGGGAAAAGACCGGATGAGATATTAGCTCGCCTAAATGACTTTAGGGCAGTTAGCGAAGCGGAGTACAAATCAATGGCAGAGTTTTCAACTCACCTAAAGCGATGGATTAATAAAAATCCGGCAAAGAAAATGGGGGGAATGGTATGGTAGTATTGGACTTGACAACCAAAAAGGAATACGAAGTACTTGCAGTTAAGCAGGGTGAGAACCCTCAAGTCTGTCCGGTATGTTCACCAGAGCGCAGGAAGAAGCTCGACAAATGTTTTTCCTTCAATGTTCTGAAGGGAGCCGGCAAGTGTTCACACTGCGGAGTGGTTCTGGTCCTCAAAAAAGAGTTTATAGCGAAACCCACAAAAATTGAATATAAGCGACCTTTATTTAAGAGTGGTACAAAGTACTCACTTGACCTAATAAAGTTCTTCAGCACCCGTAAAATTAGCGAAAAAACGCTATTGGAAATGAAAGTGACTGAAGGCATGGAGTGGATGCCTCAAATTAATGCCGAAATCAATACGATTCAGTTCAATTATTTCCGCAATGGAGAATTGATAAATATCAAATATAGGGGTAAAAATAAGAGTTTTAAGTTAGAAAAAGGGGGTGAATTAATTTTCTACAATCTTGACTGCTCCATCCACAACAACACCATCATTATTGTCGAGGGTGAAATGGATTGCCTTGCTCTCTATGAATGTGGATTCAAGAACGTAGTATCTGTGCCTAATGGTGCCGGACTTGGAAAAATCAACTTCGACTACCTTGATAATTCAATTGATTCCTTCTCAGAAGATACTCAGTTCATTCTGGCAGTTGACAACGACCAAGCCGGACAGAACCTTCAGAATGAATTGGCACGAAGACTAGGCTTTGAGAATTGTACTTACGTCCGATTCAAAGATTGCAAAGATGCCAATGACTGCCTAATCAAATACGGCATTCAAGGAGTAACTGAAGCCATGAATGCCGCCAAAGAATTTCCGATTGAGGGGGTTTTCAATGCCAACGACATTGAGGAAGAAATTTACAGCTACTATAACAACGGTCTTCCAAAGGGTAGCGGGATCGGGATGGCAGAGATAGACATGTTTATCAGGTTCCAAGAAGGATATCTCACAACCATCACCGGAATACCAGGACACGGAAAGTCTGAATTCTTAGACTTCATTCTCTGCAAGCTTAACGTAAGCCATGAATGGAAGACTGCCCTTTACTCTCCGGAGAATCACCCGCTTGAATTACACTTTAGCAAGTTTGCTGAGAAGATAACAGGCAAGCCATTTGAAGGAATGAACAGAATGTCACCTGCTGACTTAAGGCAGATGATTGATTATCATGCAAAGAATTTCTTTTTTATTAATCCTAAGGAGAATTTCACCCTCGATAATATTTTAGATTCTGTCCGGTCATTGGTCCGTAAAAAAGGAATTAAAGCCTTTGTGATTGATGCTTGGAACAAGTTAGATCATCAGTATACGACCTCTGAAACAAAGTACATATCCGAGCAGCTTGATAAAATTGTGATGTTCTGCGAGAGAAACAAGGTGCATTGCTTCCTGGTTGCTCATCCGACAAAGATTAGTAAGAACCGAGATACCGGACTTTATGAAGTACCTAACCTTTATAGCATCTCTGGCTCTGCTAACTTTTACAATAAGACCGCTAATGGGTTGACCGTCTACAGAAATTACGAAACCGGACAGACTGAAGTCTACATTCAGAAGGTAAAGTTCAAGCATTGGGGTCAGACGGGATGTGTTCACTTAGGATGGGATAGCACTAACGGCAGATATTTTAAAGGCCATCCAAACTACGATAATTGGATTAACATGATGCCTTCTAGAATCCAAGAGAACACCGACTTTCTAATTGCAGGGTCTGACATCATAACAAGCAAAGAACCTTTACCATTTTAAATAATATGACACTACAAGAAATAAATAACCTAATTAAAGCAGAATACGACACCATGCGAGACTTCGCTATTGCAAAGAATATCAGTTATAACGGCTCAATATTTAATTCCGATTGGACCATCAATGTAGATGGGATTGATAAGCAGAAGCAGGTTGAGCTTGGAATAATAGCACGGATAAACGATAAGCTCAGCCGAATTAAAAAGGTAGGCCTGCAGGGTGCGAATGAAGATAATCTCAGTGATTTAATTGGCTACCTAATGCTTCTTAAAATACATAGAAACAAACAATAATATAACTTGCCAAAACTGATTAATTTAGGTGGTTTTGGCGGTTTACAAACAAGACTAATATGTGGATTAAAACAAGTGAACAAAGGCCTGAAAGAGAGCCTAATGTAAAATACTCAAATCCTAGAGTGCTTGTCTATACTGAAGGGGAAGTTAAAATACTCTGCTTTAATCATGAACATGAATGCTGGGATGATGAATCAGGAGATGATTACTACTGTGATGTTGAAGATGTAGAATATTGGATGCCTTTACCTAAAGAACCTAAACAAGATTAAAATGAAACAATCAGAAATAGAAGCAGCAAGATTAATATTCATTGCTCAGTTAAAAGCTCTTAGCGAGCATTCAACAATGTTAACGGGAGAATTTAAGATGAAACTTAAATACGATTTTACAAACCTTATTAAACATGCTGATGATTTAATAGCAAGCTTGGAAGGAAGATTACAACCAAATCAAGTAGATTTTATTCAAGACATAACAGATGTCTATCACAATCTCAATTTAGAAATCAGAAATAAAGCAGTAGAAAAATATGAGGGGGTAAAATCATGAAGCACCTCGGATTGTTTGAAGGAATAGGCGGCTTTTCTCTGGCTGCTCGCTGGATGGGTTGGGAAACTTTAGCATGGTGCGAGTGGAACGAGTTTGGACAAAAGGTATTAAGACATCACTTTCCTGAAGCAGAAGGCTTTGGAGATATTAAAAAAACAGATTTAAAAAAATATGCAAACAGAATTGACATTATTACAGGAGGATTCCCCTGCCAACCATACTCCGGAGCAGGGAAACGAAAAGGAAAAGCGGATGAGCGACATCTCTGGCCAGAAATGTGTCGAGCAATTCGGGAAGTTCAACCGCGCTACGTTGTGGGCGAAAACGTTCGCGGGCTTATTAATTGGAACGGGGGATTGGTTTTCGACGAAGTGCAGGCTGACTTGGAATTTGAAGGCTACGAAGTGCTCCCGTTTTTACTTCCTGCTTGTGCCGTCAACGCTCCGCACAGAAGGGATAGAATATGGTTTGTTGCTAAAAACACCAACAAAAATGGACGGACACACAACAAGTGGGAAAGCAAATCCTGTTCCGGGCGATTCGGGAACTCTTGCGCAGGAGATCATGAGTTCTTACAAACCGACAATGGACAAGTTAAAAAAAATGCTACCCACACCAACGGCAATAGATTGCACGAATGCAACCGTACACATGAAGTCACCTCAGTTGACACCAGGTTCAATGCACTCAATGACATTAACAAGGGTGATATTGGCTCAGGAGGATTCAATAAATTCCAAAACTTCCCAACTCAATCCCCGATTTGTGGCGGAAATGATGGGCTTCCAACCAGATTGGACGGAATTACCTTTTCAAAGTGGAGAACAGAAAGCATAAAGGCTTACGGCAATGCAATCGTGCCTCAGGTGGCTTATGAGATATTTAAAGCAATAGAGGCTACTGATAACTTGTTCAATAAGGAGCAAAACTTGCCTTAATGTATCTTTTATGACACATTAGTACGGATATTTGCGGATAAAAGCGTATCAACAAATCCCTTTTTTTATGGCTAAAAGTTAAATTTGTTAAATATTTATATCAAATAAAGTATATATCAAATAAAGTATATATATTTGTCGAGGCAATAAAGCCAAATAAAAAACGGGGCGGCAACCCATATCATCGGCAAAGTAAAATGGAAAATCTAACACTTTCAGTAAATTTAGAAAACATGCTCACCCATTTAGAGGTAGTTCAAGTTGAAGGTGAGCCACTAACTATCTTAACTGTTTTTTGCACCAAAGAACAAACAATCGACATTATCAACAAGGCTTCAAAAATTGGTATTCCGCATGAAAGAACAAACAACGGAGTAAAATTATTTAATTAAAAATATAAAAACCCCAATCAAAATTATGTCCAAAAAAATAGAGGCTGCACGAAAATTACTGCTTAATTACATCCGTCAGCAAATGAGTGACAAGTCAATAACTCAGGAGATGCTTGCTGAGAAGACAGGCTTTACTCAATCAAATATAAGCCGAATGCTTAATGCAAAGTACTCACCAAGCATTGATAACTTCCTCATCCTCTGCGAGGCTGTGAATTGCTTTGTATTTATTATTGACAAGGATGCCGATGAGGATGCTGCTAATTCCATGCGGAATCGATGGGGCAAAGTTAATAGTAACTGATTACTCCTTCAACTCGTTGTATCTTTCACGGAAGGTGTCGTATTGCCACTTTGCAAGAACGGATGAGCCATCACTCAAGACAACCCGTGTGCAACGGACCGGAACGTCCTGCTGAAAAATAACCGTCTCATAAAAATAATCCACCTTCACCTGCTTAAATTCAAGAGCAAACTTAAAGGTCTTCCAAGGGGCATCATCATCAGAATCCTCGACATTGTGCCATACTAAATCACCATCCTCTGTCTGGATGGGCTGCTTGTGGGTGTCCCAAATTGTGAATTCGAATATCATCAGTAAACCTTTCCGTCAATTATTTTATAATTTCCTACTTGATATTCGCCCGTCTTAATATTTAGATCAACGATTGCAAAGCCATAGTTCCACTTATTCACTCTCATGAATTGCGGATGAAGGCCACATAAGCAACCAACGCTCTCAGTTACTTTCAAATCTCCCCACATTGAACTTTCAGAATGGGAGCTGGACTTATGGAAGTGGCCAATTAGAACGCTCTCTAAAGTCTTAGTAAAGGTGCTACGGGCAGGATTAACCCCTCCGGAAGTTCCTGCCATCTCATGTCCGTGCAACACGGTTAACTTTCCAATCTTTACAGGTCTGCGGTCCTTTACAATGTCAATCTTCAATTCTCCTAATCTTAGACGAACTTCAAGCTTGTATTCAGGGTCATCGAATAACTCTGGAGCCTTGACATAAAGCCATTTCTCCCAACGCTCATCGTGATTGCCTTCTTTAAAAACTATCTTTGCATTGGGGAACTTGTCACGAAGCATCTTGAGAAACTTCCGGACTGCCTCAAATTCCTCAAATACTGAACGCTGCCTCCAATCTCTTTCATGCCGACTAATTCCTGCAAAGTCCAATAAATCACCGTTAATCAGAATACAAGTAACTTGCTCTTTTAAGCCGTATTTTATGGCTGCAGTAATCGCTTTATTGTCTTGATAGGGGAAATGTAGGTCAGAGATTATGAGTGTCTTAGATTGGCTTATAATGTACGGCTCAAAAGTCTCAGCATAAGATTCCGGAAGCTTAAAAGGATTGCTGTCATAAGTAACGGCTTGAGCAAATTCCTTTGCGTTCTTCCTATTCTTTACCCCCTGCTTACCCGTGTAATATCGCATGAGTGTTCTCACCGATTCAACGTCCATGAATATCTTTGGATTGGCTTTGTATATTTTCTTTGATAGGGTGAGAATCGGGGTCTTTGGAAACCTTGTCAATTCCTTTTTAATAATGTCGGCTTTTACACTCATTTTTGTTGGATTAGGTTGGTCGCTGCTCCAAGGACAAATCCCGTCCAAAAGATTAGCTTTCTATTTTTAACTTTCTTATTGAGTTTTTTAATGGTTACGCTATCCGATTTAATGACCAAGTCTTGAATCTTTATAACTGAATCTTGCATACCTAGTAAGACCTTCTGCTCCGAGATCAATGATGAATCTGCGGTAACTAACGTATCGCATAAGACAAGCAGTTGCTCGCATGGAATTAGTGAATCATGCCTCACTTCTCTCCATCTGTTCACTATCTTGATTTGCTGCGTATTCGTGAACACAACCACTTTCTGAACAGAATCGATAGAAAGTTTTAGAGCTTTAATAGCTTGTTTCTCCGGTGACACCTCAATAGGCTTATTTCCACATTCCCGCAAACAAAGAAGGATTGATAAAGCCGTGATGACTGATAAAAGGAATATGTTTATGCGGAAATTCACTCCGTTGGATTCTGTTTTTTATCCACTACGTTAATACCAAAAAGGGTCGCAATAAAAGCGTAATCGATTGTCAGCACTATTTCCAACATATCAAAGTTGCCTTCAGCAATCCACTTAATGTGAGCAGCCACAACGCAACCAATCACAATGAATGCGCTCAGTTTTTTTCCGCTAAATCCATGGGACTTATTGTCCAGGGAACCGATAATTTTATTTAAGATATCCTTCATACTTTATTTGCTACGTCTGCCCATCCGGCAATATCAATGAGATTGTCTTCTTTGTGCTTGAAGGATTGGCGGGCCAACTTGATGATAATTCCAATCATAGCCATGTCTTGTCTGGTGAACTCAGAAGCTGGCTTGTGTTGGAAATAGGCATGGAAGATTCTTAATTGAATTTCCATGTTGTCAGCAGGTGAGCCGTATTCAGATTCCCTACTACTTCTCACTTCTGCTACTTTCATTTTATGACTAGTGTTTGATTTCTATTGTCCTTGTGTCGGAAACTAATATGGACCCATGTGAAGTCGTATTCATTTATTAGCTGGTCAAACACAAGATTTGCCTTTGCCCAATAAAAAAGATTCTTATTTTCTTCTTTGCTTCCGGCTGAAATGTCAATCGCCTCACCCTTGCAATGTTGACTACTTATTGAACCGCCAACGGCTTTATTAAGTTCTGGTGAACGATAAAATGAATTAATCTTAATCGGCTTACCATACCATTTACGGAGCGGCTCAAAGCATTCCTCTGCAATTACTTTCATTCGATAGAGGGTAGCTTCATCAGGCTCGTTGCGTATTTTTAAGCGTGTAGCGGTAGGGCTATTAGTCGCTTCCTCGTATGTGATGTGTTCAGATATCATGCAGCCTTTGCCCCTGTTTTAATGCGGCCTAATAACAATAGGTCGGTGTTGTTCTTGACTAACAATAGCGTATCGCTAAGTATCTTTAGTTGCAGTTTTAGTTCTTTGTTTTCTGTTTCAAGCTTGTTTACTTTCTCATCCAAAGCATTTAGCTTAAAGTACATTTTAATAATTGCCCATGCTGCAAGGCCACTCTGGCCGACTACGAAGATTACAAGGCTCCAGGGAATGTTGTTCAAGTTCATTTCTTATATTGTTTTATTTTTTACTTTCTATAAATTCCCATTTACAAGTATCTTCATTGAGAACCCACTCACCCTCTAAAGTGATGAATGAAGGATTTTCTTTTGTACTTTCTGGACTATTAACAATCATTGGTGATGTCGGCTTTGGCTTGATGAAGGCATCTTTTCCGGCATCATAAGTATCACCGATGGAAGCATAGTTCTTTCTGAAGTTGCCGTTGTAACTTGTTTGGATGAAGTCAAACTCATTGAGATTGAAATTAGAGATATTAGAATATACATTCTGTAAATGAATTACTCCATTAGCTTCCTGCTCTACATTATTCTGGTCGAGTAGTTTTGAATTATCAACCACATCAACACGGATAACCTCTTTTGTGTCTTTATTAACTATTGCGAAATGTGCCATTTTTTATTTAAAATAATTAGACTAATTTATAGGGGGCTGTAATAAGAGATAATAATAATTCCTGAACCACCACTTCGTGAGCCCGTATTACCTGGACCACAAATACCGCCATTTCCTGTATTAGGTGGTTGATTTACCAATGGTGTTGTGCTTACATCACCACCTTTAGAATACGTTAATAAAGTACCGCTAATTGCATTACTTGTTCCATTTCCACCGATTCCATTTATTGCATTGTTAGAACTACCACCAGCAGTTGATGAACCACCACCACCACCACTATAACCATAAGCGGCACTATTTGAATTACCCCCGTTATTACCTTGTCCTGCTATTCCAAGCCCTCCGACTTGTGGGGTTAGTGCTGATCCAGCACCGCCACCGCTGCCGCCAAGTAAGCCTGAACTGGGCCCATTTGCACCTGCACCGCCACCTCCACCACCATCTGAAGAAATCCCAAAAACTGAGCTAGGACTACCACTTGTCCCCCTAGTAGGTGCTGATGATGTAACCCCCTGACCTCCACCTGCACCAATTATAATCGGATAAGTTGAAAGTGTTGGCGTAAAATTGGAAGATAAATAACCTCCAGCACCCCCACCTCCACCAATGTAACCACCACCGCCAAGTACATTATTTGTGCCGCCACCTCCACCACCACCAGCAACAATTAAATATTGGATGGTATTATAAGTAGAAATATTTGATGTCTGAGTTATAATTAAATTATCGTTGCCCGTAAAAGTATGTACTAAATAATCTCCATCACGAGTAATTGTTCCGCCCGTAGCTGTGATGTACTTCTTTTTGGCTGCACCAGCCATTATTGCTATGATATTATTTAACATCATGCCTCTTGCTGCGCTCCAACGCATCCGAATTTACCTGTGATTGAATCGTATAGAAAAGCAATAGTTAATGCTTTACCAGCAACAGTTGTTGTCGGTAGATCAGTTCCTTTTGCCTCAAACCTTGAACCTGTGAAAGTCAAAGCACGGGCAGTCCCGTTATCTTTAAGTCTGATAATCATTCCTTGGAAGTCAACCGGAGTTCCACTCCAAGTCAAAGTCAATGCAGAGGCAAGAGCGGTGACACTTATGCAATCAAAAGAATCTGCATTAATTGTCAATGTAGTTGCCGTTGCAGAAGCAGAAACCCTCGGCTTTAAATTGTCAGCCAATGCTAAAAAGACCGCTGCACTTGAAGGATAATCCGTTGCACTATTTGCAATCGTGCTTTTCTTATTAGCAACATCTTCAGGAGTAAAACCTAAAGAATTTTGTTTCGTTGCCAAACCTGTGTCAACGTATGTCTTAACTGCTTTTTGACTAGGATACTTTGTGTCGCTATTAGTAGCCAAAGTGCCGTCTATGTCCTTATTTGCTACATTCTCAGCAGTAAATCCTAGGGAGTTCTGTTTGGCAGAAAGTCCCGTGTCAACATAAGTCTTAGTCGCTTTCTGTGAGGCATATTTAATGTCGCTATTTGCTGCAAGCGTTCCGTCAATATCTTTATTTGCGCTATCTTCTGCAGTAAATCCGAGAGTGTTTTGCTTGCCAGCTAAGCCTGTATCAGTATAACCATTGGCAGTTGATATCGCTGAAGCTTTTGCAGCATCAGTATACGTCTTAGTTGCTTTTTGGCTGGCATACCGAGTGTCTGAATTAGCTGCTAAAGTGCCGTCAATATCTTTATTAGTAACATTTTCAGCGGTGAATCCGAGTGAATTCTGCTTAGTTGCCAATCCCGTATCAACATAGGTCTTAGCTGCCTTCTGTGATGGGTATTTAGTATCGCTATTAGCAGCAAAAGTACCATCGATATCCTTATTAGCTATAAGTTCAAAGGTCTGAGGACTGCCATAAACACTAAAAAAGACATCATGATTATTGGCAAATCCCGTTGTACCTGTGCCTGCAGAAGAAGCAAGCGTGACAGGGATAGTGTAAGTATCACCAGATAAAGTTGGAGCTGCACTTATTTGCCAATTTTGATAGTTCAAATGGTTGTTAGCATCTTGAATAAGTAAAACAGAGCCTACCGTTAAAAAGGAAAGCACAACATTTATGTCTATCCCATCAGAAGTTAAATCACTTACATAAAGATTAGTCGAACTTATCTGAGTTGCATTTGAATACTTAATATCTCCACTAGCTGCGGGTGGAGTTGTGCCTGCAGTATCAATCTTATAATTTCCTAAAAGTGAAAAGAATATTTGTTTTGCAGTTACATCAACCCATTCTGTGTCGTTATTAGTATTGCTATTTTTTGCTAATACTTGTCCCGTTGTGCCGCCATTAGGAACTTCATTAACTAACACAATTCCTGTTTGCCCGTTAACGGACTTCACATCACCTGTGAAATAAGCCAGACTATTCCAAGCAGTAATACCATTACCGAGCTTTATCTTTCCGGTGTTAGTCTCTTTAGCAAACTCACCATCTGCAAGAATAGTGTTTGCAGCGGTCCAATTAGAGGATGTGTCCCTTCTTATTGTTATTATGGCTGTGATATCTGTCATTGTCTTATAGTATTATTATTGTAAAGTCGTTGCATTACCACCATTAATGGTGTTGTCGTAAAGTGTTGTAGCAGTGCCTCCGGTAACGGTGTTGAGATAAATTGTTGTCGCAGCACCTCCGTCAATATTGTAAGTGTAAATATTAGCCGTGATTAGATCATAAGGAACAAAGCACAAATCAAGCCCCTGGTTAAGTCTTAGATTCAATGTAAACTCCCATCCATAAGACCCATCTTCTCCGGCATCGTAAACGGGGGTCATGGTAATAGGCACATCAAGTGACACATCCTCCATTCCGTACTTCAGATATGCTACAATGTCGTTAGCGATTAACTTGGTGTCGCTGAGTACCTCTTGAGCTTGCATCCGGTGATTGTCATCAGATGGTAAGTCCCAAACGGTGAAAAGAATTGAGAAAGTTTCTTGCTGCTCACTCGGCTCTGTAGATACCAGCAATGCAGTAAGGCAAGGATATGTCCTCGCCTCATCCGGCCCCTTTATATTAGGAAGCTCGAATAAGAAACTACCCTTTAACTGCTTGTGAGCCGTTGCAAAGGTTTGGATTCTCTTGATTAGTTGGTTTAATGTCAGCACTTAATTGAACATTTTTTAGAAACTTAATTAACTTCTTTCTATTCTTAATCTCAATCTTCCCCATAGTATTCCGGTAAATAGATATCGCAATCGTATGCACCTCTCGGCTTCACCTTATCAATTCCGCTATTTGTTAAATAAGCAGGGTACTTTGAAGTATCTGATTTGATGTAATGAACCATTGAATCAGCATAGCTCTCAGCGACATTCTTATATTTGTCCGATAAGTATTGCAATTCTTTTAAATCTGTGTTTTGTGCGCCTTCAGGACTTTTGCTAAAAACCCCTTTGTTCATAAAGCGATACTTCAGAATGTCAGTCGATTCAGACACAATGTAGTTAGTCATGATTCTGAGAATATGCTCATCAAGAAGAATCTTGTTATTAGCGGACAAAGTAGCTGTGCTTGCTTGGCTTACAATTAGATCATAAAGATTGGTCCCCAATAGCGGCTTAATCTTCAGAAGTTGTACGTCTTCAATAGTCGGATTGAGCTTCTTCATATCGACATTGTCATCGATGATGCTCTTATCCTTTAAGTAGGCATGTGAAATCAGTCTGAACATTATTTCTTCTTTCTAATTTTAGTGACAGCTTTCCAAGTATGTCTGCAGAAAGGAGTGGTCACCTTTCCGTTATTGTAGAATCCACCTTTAAAATACCAAGCATCGTCTCCAAATTCATTCTCAAGCATGTTAATTGCCTCAAATGTCAGAGCCTTAGTTCTTGTCAAAGCAACCATGTCACGGCAGAATTGGCGAGTAGTATTGATAATTAAAGGCTTCCCTTCCTGGTCTTGTCTGAGAGCATACACATATTCGGTGTAAATCTCAGTTGCAACAGGCTCAATAGTTTTATTAGCTCCCTTTTCAGTTGGTACAATGCCATTAGGACCTATCTGAACAAGCTTCTTGCTCTCCAAATAATCAATGTGACCCTTTACCTCATCTTCGGTAATTGAGAACATCTTAGAGAGTTTATACACGCTGATGGAAGGGTCTCCATTTAATTCATTAAGGATTGAATTACGGATTTCAGTATCAGTATTCGCCTCCGCTAATTGCACAGATTGAATATCAATAACCTCATCATCAAAGTTGATGTCGTGAGCGTATTTGTTAAATAACTCAATCAGTCTGTCTGAATTATCTGCAGACTGCTGAACATCGATAGGAAGGCCGAGAATCTCTTTTGCCTGAGTTGTGGTCAGACCATAAGCAGTCAAGCGGTGCATTGCCATTGATTCCGGCATGCGACCTTTTGAGAAGTCTCTTGTAATCCGGATGACATCGGCATTTTCTGAAGCACTTAACCCCCTTAGATTGTCATTAGACTTGCCCTGCTCAACAACTACTCCTTCAACATCTTCGGGTTTTTTAAGACCAAAAGTGTCAAAAACATAAGCCTTGAATACCTCTGGACCAATCGCATTGATGACATTTATATTGTCAAGGGGTAATTCCTTACCAATAAGCCGAACCTGCTCAACATCGAATTTAGCCTCCATGTTGTACTTCAGAGAAAAGAACTCAGCAAGCATATTGTTGAATTTTACTTGCTTCGGCTTTACATATTCATTAACGAAAAGCTCGTGAGCTTCGATTAATTCTGTGCGACCACCTAATTGACCAGCCGTCTTGATTTTAAATAGAATGGAATTGACACCATGACCAGCGATGATATTCTGCTGATTTCTCATCCCGATTCCTTCGTATTGCTTGTCGAGATCATTCGGATTAAGAGATACAACCTCTGTCGGTTGGCCGTCTTTTCCGGTAAAGATTATAATAGGCTTACCTGCATTTTCTTCTCCTGCATGCTCACCCTTTAATCGGTCAACAAGTGCCTTCTTAGCTGCTGGCTCCTGACTTCCATTACGGATAGTCACAATGGTTCCGGCAGAGAAGTTATTTCTTACAAGTGAATTAAAAAACACAGAAACACGAGCATCGGTGTCAATATCTTGACTACATTGCTCGTATTCCGGCTTTGGATATAAGCCGTCAAATTTCTTAGAAGATGGTGAATATGATTTATAATAGTAAACACTTGTCTCAACTATCCCTTCATTGTAAACAGGAAAAGCAGTTACAGGTTCTAAATTATCTGACCAATCATTTGAATACTTAATAAACTTGCCATCTTTGGTTATCCGGCATCTAGCAAAGTCCAAGTGAAAGAACTGAAGCGGCACTCCAAAAGCATTGGAATAAATCTTAATAAAGTAACCTCCACAGACAACTTCATCAATGTCAATCTTCTTCTTTAGATCATGCCAGCTTTCTAGAGCATTAGCTTTACTTAGAAACTCATCGACCTGCGGTGACTGAATGTCTGCAGTGATTTTAGTACCGCTTAAATAGCGTGCTTTGCCCTTACAGATAGCCCCGTGAATAGCAGAGTTTTCATACCAATATAACAGCTTCTCAGCCGGATATCTGTTATTAGAACCCCACTTAATAATGCCCTTGTATTGGTCCTCGACCAACTTAGGCGATTGTGAGCCACTCATCTTGATTGTCAAGACTTGTGAATTGGTTACAATATTATCCTTCGTAGGCTCTGTCATTTTCTGTTAGCACATACTCCGTGCTTGTATTGTTAGTATTATCAACTACCTGCAGTCGCATAGTCTCTACAAGTCCATACTGACTGACATCAACGCTGTTAAAATTTATAGATGCTGCCTGTGCTTGTGTTAATTCATAGAATGAATAATCGTAATTCGATTCCGTCAAATATATCTCCCCATTTGTTGGAACGGGGCTAGGCTTTAATGTGATGGTGAATTGGTTGTATCTCTCCTTGTTAACTGAAGGAGCGATGTCGGTGACCAGGCAATACTTGCTGATGTTCTCATCTTTACCCTTTGCACAGAATAAATAACGTACATTAACAATAGTAGTTTTCTCAGCTAATGTCGCAATGACCGTATTTGATGTATTAGCAGTTAACTTCACTATATTAATAATATGTGATTTAGGGTTATTGTATAAAAAAAAGAGACCGCCTTACGGGGCAGTCTTCCTTTTCGATTTATTTGAAGAATTAAGCAGCAGGGGAAAGTAAAGCCGTGATTAGTGAAGTTTGCACCTCATGC